CCATCTAATTATCCTTTTGATCCTTCAGGGTTTTTGACACCGGGTGGTAGTTATATGACTAACCCTAATCTTACACCTGATCCTAATGCACCACCTCCTCCTACTACAACGCCAGAACCAGACCCTGAGTCAGGTATTAGTTTTGTAACTATGGTTAATCCTGCTACTAATGAAATACAAGTAGTGCAGTTCATGGGTGGTAATCCTGTAGATCCTAATGCGTATAATGCACTATTAAGTAATGGATTTTTTATACAAGGAAGTCCTGAGTTAGATGCATATAAACAACAACAAGATAGAGATGATAACGAAGTTGATACAACTACTCGTCCTCATCCTAGTGATGCAACTATAAGTGAGTTAGGACAATTAATAGCTGAGTCTAGTAAAGGGGGAGGAAGTTTACTTGAAATGATTCCCGGTATTACAGGTGCAGTTACAGGTAAATTAGCTCAAGATCATCGTGATGATATTACTAAAGCACTAGATACATTTATAGGACAATCTACAAGTGTAGCTAATAAAAGAGCAGCACAAGTTATGAAAGATATATGGACTAACGCAGATTTAACAGCTAAAGATAGAAAAGAAGCTATATCTAAAGCAGGTCTGTACACTGGACCATCTATGAAAAATGCACTTGGTGTAAAAGCAGGTAAGTTCGGAAGTGAAAATTGGTATGGATTAACTCCTCAAGACGAAATAGATAAAATGTTTGGAACTTCAGACGATCTTGAAAAAGTATTAGAGAGTGAAAGAAGCACAATTAAAGATGCAAATCAAGCTAGAATAGATAAAATAAAAAAAGAAGCAGAAGATAACAATCAAACTGTAGCAGAAACTTATCAACAAGATAAAAAAGAAAAACAAAAACAAAGAGATGAAGCAGAAGAAAATAGACAAGAAGCAGAACGACAAGAAGAACAAGCTAATAAATCTTCTGGCTCAGATTCTAGACCTGATAATAGTGCCTCTGCTTATAGTGGTAGTGTGCAAGGTAAAGAATTTGGAATGAATAAAGGTGGACTAATGAAAAAACGAACTAAAAAGAAAACTAAAAAATAACTACAAGGCAAAACAACTATAAGGCTACCCGGTGATGCTGGCCCCAACATAAAAGGAATATAATATGCCCGAACTATCAACTATGGAAACACCTAAGACTGCTGGCTTTGTTGACAGCAAACACTCTAATGCAAATAGACGCAGAGCAGAAAAAGAAGAAAAAGAAATAGAAGAACTTCTTAACTCTCGTAAAGAACAAACAGAAGAAGTAGAAGTCGAAGAAAAAGTAGAAGCTACTAAAGAAGCAGAAAAAGTAGAAGCTAAAACAGATGACGATACAGAGTTAACACGAGAAGAAAAAACGTACAAGAAGCGGTATGATGATCTTCGTAGACACCAGAACAAATTGGTTGAACAAGTTAAAACTTTAGAAGCTAAACTATCTGACTCTTCAAACTTTACTGCTCCTACAACTGAAGCTGAGCTAGAAGCATGGAAAGAAAAATATCCTGATGTAGCTAACATTGTAGCTGCTCTAGCTAAAAAAGAAGCTAAAGCTATGTATGATGCAGCCGATGAAAGGCTTACTCGTCTAGATGAAATTGCAGCAAATGCTAATAGATCTAAGGCTGAAGCAGAAATACGAGCTATACATTCTGACTTTGATGAGCTAAAAGAGAGTGATGCATTCCATGATTGGGTAGATGTACAACCTAAATGGGTTAAAGATGCCTTATATGTAAATGAAGACGATCCTGCTTCTGTAGCACGAGTAATTGATCTTTACAAAGCAGACAACAACATAGTTAACAAAACAAAAAAAGCATCAGCTAAAAAAGCAGCTACAGCTATTGTCACTAAAAAAGGACGTACCTCTGTAGATGCAGATGATGTTAGTGGTAAAATTACAGAGTCTGACGTAAATAGAATGTCAGCTAAAGAATACGAAGATCGTTCCGATGAAATAATGGAAGCGATGCGTACAGGGCGATTTGTCTACGATATGACAGGTGCAGCCCGATAAAAAAAGTGTTGACAAAATTGTCGCACTTTGATATAACTAGTACTACCTATAAAAATTAGTGGCCCTTTTAAATAAGCTACCCACAGTTTTATATTTTAAACACAAAGTCTAAACTAATCAATAAGACCTACCTGATACCAAAGGCCCAATAAAAGTTAAGAATAGCTAGTCTTGCTTGAATTGCACCCTGACCGTTCAGCCTCTTATTACTACCGTTTAGCTTAATTCGTAAGCCAAACATCCATAGGAGGAATTTAACATGGCTTTTTCAACAGCAGCAGGTTATGGTAACCTGCCAAACGGAAACTTTTCTTCGATTATCTACTCGAAGAAAGTACAGGTTGCTTTTCGCAAGTCTACCGTAGTTGGAGATATTACTAACTCTGATTACTTCGGTGAAATTGCGTCACAAGGCGATACTGTTAAAATAATAAAAGAACCTGAAATCTCAGTTAAGGCATATGCTCGTGGTACAACTATTCTACCACAAGACCTTGACGATGAGGACTTCTCGTTGACAATCGACAAATCAAACTACTTTGCTTTTAAGATTGACGACATTGAAGAGGCACACAGCCACGTAAACTTTATGCAACTTGCTTCTGATAGAGCAGCATATCGTTTGGCTGACCAGTACGACCAAGATGTATTGGGATACTTGTCAGGTTTTAAACAATCATCAATTCACGGATCACCAGACACAGTTAACGCAACTGTAAATGGTACTGTGGCAGTTTCAACTGCAGGAACAGATGAACTTCTTTCCAGCATGAAACTAGTAAAAGGTGACTTCGGTAACATTACTACTAGTTCAGCAGGGACTCACTCGATTCCTCTGACTCCACGTATGCCGGGTGCAACATCCTTGCCAACAGCTACAGCCTCACCAATGATGGTTGTGTCTCGTATGGCTAGACTACTTGATCAACAGCAAGTTGATTCAGGTGGACGTTGGTTAGTTGTAGATCCAGTGTTCATGGAGATGTTGCGTGATGAAGATTCTCGTCTTCACAATGCAGACTTCGGAGCATCAGGAAGTATACGTAATGGTCTAGTTGTTAACAACTTAGGCGGTTTCAGAGTATACAGTTCAAGCAACTTACCTGCAGTTGGTACAGGTCCGGGTACTTCTGGTACAGCGAACCAAATTGCTAACTACGGTGTAATTGTAGCTGGACATGATTCTGCTGTTGCTACTGCAGAGCAGATCAACAAAACCGAATCATATCGTGATCCTGACAGCTTTGCTGACATTGTTCGTGGTATGCACTTATATGGTAGAAAGATACTTCGTCCTGAAGCTATCGTTACTGCCAAATATAACGCAGCATAAGGGGAGATTAAAAAATGGCTACTATAACATCACTTTTACTTCCTGCAACAGGTAACTCCAACAGAGGCCGTATGCCTTATCAAGTTGAGTTAAGTATTGACCTGACTGCACAGGCTATTGATTGTTCTTCTGGTGACGTAGTACAATGTATTACACTACCAGCGAATACTCATATCCTTCATGCTGGTGTTCAAGTTGTAGAATCTGCAACAATGGACACAGGTACAAATGCTACTATAACATTGGGTGCAGCAGACGCTGACGAATATGTTACAGCATTTGATATTGATGGTGCATCAGACTTGGCATATGCTCCAAGCGTTACACCTTCAGCAGAAGTTGTCCTGTCTTCAGCAGATACACTAGACCTGACTTTTGCAGGTGACGGTGCTACCTTCTCAGCAGGTAAACTTAGAGTTTACGCTCTATTGATGGACGTTTCCGAACAAGGAAGCTCATCAGCTAATGAAGTCGATAGAGACACATTGGCATAATAAAAGCATATTGGGGGCTGGGTCTAACTTGGCCCCCTACGCTTATTTTAAACTATGAAAGATATTTAGATGGCAGAAACATATCTAACTTTAACTAATAAAGTACTTGCAAGACTAAACGAAGTTGAATTAACTAGTTCGACTTTTTCATCGTCTAGAGGTATTCAAACACAAGCTAAAACTGCTATCAATGAAGCTGTAAGATATATAAATCAAAGAGAATACAACTACCCTTTTAATCACGAAACAAAATCACAAACACTTACGGCAGGAGTAGTTAGATACTCATTACCTACAACCACTAAAGTTGTAGATTACAACACATTTAGAATAGTTAAAGATAGTGACTTGGCAGTTAGTGGAGGCCAACTTTCTATCTTAAATTATAATGACTACGTAAGTAGAGCCATAGAACAAGAAGATGAAATAACAACTACAACATTAAATGGATCACACTCTGACTCAGTAACTACACTAACACTTACATC